CCCGAACACCATCCAGACCGTAACCGAAGTTGACGCGGCTCTCGATGGTACGGGCGATGGCGCAACCACCACTGACACCACGGATACTTGGGCGGACGCGGCGAGCAAGAAGCTCTGCGTGTACGTCAGTGCCACTGGCGCCGTGACCTACACCAAGGACGGCGTGGCCCCGACGACCTCTGTGGCGGCGACGCTGACCGACGGCCAGGTGGTTATCCCGTTCATCTACTTCCTGCACTCAGCCGACGTAGCCCAAGCCACCATCCTCAATGACTGGACGGTCGCCCGTCAGACAAACGCGTTCCAATAGGGGTTCCCAATGCGTCTCATGTTTATCGCTGGCTTGTTGCTCGCCTGTGCCAGTTGCGGGCCAAAGCCCCTGCAAACGATGTCCTCGTCACGGTGCGTGTCTTGGGTATGCCCGCCAGGCGGTGAGTGCTCGTGCGCTGACAAGAAATGAGTCTCGAGGTGATGTGTGGCAAACGACCTAACAGCGCTGGTCACGAGGGTACAGGCCAACGTTGATCGCACATTCACAACGACATCGTTCGTCACGACCGCCCAGGCGGAGCAATGGGTCAACGATGGTTTGGCTCGCATCCACTACAAGATAGCGAACAGCGGCGAGGATTACCTGCTCACCGCCGCGAGCTCCGTCCCCTTTGTTGCAGGCACGTCCGCCTACAATCTTCCCACGGGCTTCTACAAGGCGAAGGGTGTCGACTACGTGGGCTCGGATGGGCTGCGCTACAGCCTGCACCGCTACATGGCCGCAGAGCGAAATCGGCGCGAGGGCGCCCCGAGTACGGGTATTGGCTACGAGTACCGCATACTATCGTCGACCATCAACTTCATACCAACGCCTGGCAGTGGTTCGTACATCCTGAACTATATCCCGGTCTACACGGTACTTACTTCTGCCGCTCTGTGGTCGACGGTCATTCCTATCGGCATGGAGGACTATGCCGTCGCGTATGCCTCAGCGCAGTGCATGATGAAGGAAGAGTCGGATCCGTCGCCGTGGGTAGCGCGCGCGAATGAGCTCTGGGAGATGATCACCGACTGGCTCGAGCCGCGTGACCAACTCGAGCCCCTGCGCGTCACTGACGTGCATCGCCGCTGGGAGCACAATATCTGGCAGCAGTGGCGAGGGTTTCGCTGATGCGACGCTTCCAGCCGGTACAGCCGCAGGACAATCGAGGCAAGACCGACGCGCCATCGGTGCGTGAGTTTGTCGATCTCAATAACGAGATATCGCGCACACTCAAGCCCGTTACCGACTGCCCATGGGTCGATGGTATTTTGCACGAGAACATCTCGGCGTCGAGCGGTGTTGAGTACGCGCTGCCGCATGGGCTCAATCGTACTTATCGTGGCTTCTTTGCTGTGCGTAACTCATCCGGCGCAACTCTTGATGAGAATTACAACAGCGCGGACCGCGATCAGTTCGTGCGCTTTACGCCGTCCGCAAACTGCACTCTGTCAGTGGTGGTGTTCTGATGGCGCTGCAGAAGCAAGTCATCGAGATACCGCTCGGCGCTGGCATGGACACCAAGACGGAGTCAAAGATCCTGCAGCCCGGAGCAATGCTTGATGTGACCAACGGCGAGTACGGCACGACCGGGTCCGTAAGCAAGCGCAACGGATATACTCAGCTTTCTCAAAGCACATTTACGGGCGGGTCGATCTCTTCGGGACGTGCCTTATATAGGAGCGGGGATGAGTTGCTTCTTGCTGACGGGACGTACATTTACGCCTGGTCCACGACACTGGGCAAATGGGTTCAGCGTGACAACTTCTACCCGGTCGGCGTCCGTGTCGATCCGCTTTTGTCCGGATCGTCGAATCTGTCAAATACGGTAAAATGCACCGACATGGCCACCGCGAACAACATAGCGGTGGTTGTTTACCGGGCGAGCAACGGATGCTTCGCGCAAATATTCGACCTGACTTCAGGCGCCACGATTTCTAATGACCTCTTGTCAGTGTCCGACGTGCCCGTCCGCTGCATCGCCAGCGGCAACTATATCTACGCGGTTGTGTGCGAGGCTTCCGGGGCGGTCAACGCCTCGTACATCAACACGACGTCCGTGTCGTCGATGATCGCCATAGGCAACATCGGCGTGGGCGGTGGCGGCACAGGCACCGGGTTTGATGTCGCCGACATAAGCGGTACGGGGACATGCGTATTGGTTTACAGGAAGGCCGCAACAAACCTCCCGCGTGTTTGCACGTTCAATTCATCCGGAGTTGTTACCGCTGCTGTCGATGGCGCAGAGGCTATGGACAACAACACAACCCCAGGCATTGTTGTGTCGGCCGCTCATGATGTTTACATCGCCTACAGAAACACGGAAGTGCTCAAGTGCTATGCGTTAACAAGTTCACTTGGCGCCAAATTTGCGGCGGTCGTTCTTGAGTCTGGGGTCGGTCTTCAATTCGACTACCCGTCCGGCGTAGAGAGCTCCACCAACACCATCATGTGGTTTTGGAACGCGCTGGGCAGTGGGTCCAGGTCATACCGCCAGCTACGTCAGAACACGATTACGTCAGCCGCCGCCGCAGGGACGGCCTCTCTGCTATGTCAACGTGTCCACCTCCTGACTAAACCATATGTGCGCGGCGGTGAGGTTTTTGTCGGCGCCTATTACACAGCGGCGTCTAGTTCCAACACAAGCATCCAGGCGTCTTACTTTATTATTCGCCGTGCTGGTAGTTTTGCTGAGCCGGTGGCTAGGTTTCTAGAATCGCGTGGCGTTACGGAAGCTTTTGTCGTCGCAAACGGCAAGCTTCAGCCTGGCAGTGTAGCGTCGTTATCTTCCGACAAGTTGCTGCTTTCGGCCCTGTCTCTTTACAGCAACAATCTGAAGGTCGACACGAGCACGATGTTCCCATTCCCTAATGTTATCGAGCTTGATTATGGATTCAAGCCACGCGCAGCTCAGTTTGGCGACAACCTGCTTATCGCCAGCGGCATGTTGTGTGAGTACGACGGCGCGACCGTTGTCGAGAATAACTTTCTCGTGTCGCCAGAGGCGCCGGCTTTTACGCAGGTCGGCGGAGGTGCTTTGGCCGATGGGGTCTACGGTGTCGCTGTTGTTTGGATGGCGTGGGACCGCAACGGCCAACTCTCAATAAGCGCCCCCGTGACGAGTTCGTTCACGGTGTCCGCCGGTGGAGGCACCGCAAAGATAAATGTACTCATCGCGCCGTTGCCTATGACATGTAGGAACGGGTGCGCGCTTGGCGTTTACATGACAGACGTTGGCGGATCCACGTACTACGAAGTATCCGTCACTACGATGGTGAGCACAACCCTAGAGACGACGATCGCTCTAACAACCACCTCTGGACTTACAGACAACCGTATTTTGTACACCGAAGGCGATGTTCTAGAGAACGCGGCGCCGCCTGTCATGCGATCGATAGTTTCCCACGGCAAACGTGTGTACGGCATTACCCAGGACGCCCGCCTTGTCTACAGCAAGGAGCGAGTGGCTGGTGAGAACGCCGCATTCGTGCAGGAGACGCTTGAGAAGCAATTAATACATGATAGTGGCAATAACTATGAACTTGCCGTCATGGACGGTGCGCTGATGTGCTTCGGCGAGGAGTCGATACAAGCTGTTGTTGGCGAAGGCCTCAACGATACTGGCACAAGCGATACGCTGAGCGAGCCGCGCTCGGTGCCTGTTGATGGCGGCATAGCATCGGGCTCGCCGGTACTGGCCACAGACGCCGGCGTCTGGTTCTATTCCAGCAAGGGAATCTGTTTGCTCACGAGGTCATTGCAGGTCGATGATCAGATCGGCCGAGCGCTGCAGTCGTCGATTTCAGGTCTTACGCCCGTCTCAATCGTCTCCGTCCCCGGCAAGGACCAAGTGCGTTTTGGATTCTCGGATGGCCCGGCCGTTGTGTACCACTCTTATGCGAGCAAGGCACTCGGCCGTCCCACATGGTCGACATTCACAAATCACACGCAGGCAGGCGCGATACTTTTCGGCGACGACTATTGTATGATCCAAAGCGGCGGTACGGCATGGGTGCAGTCTGACGCATACTTAGATAACGGTTCGGAAATTCAGTTCGAAGTTACCACACCGTGGATCAAACTCAGCGCGCTGCAAGGGTTCCAGCGCCTATATTACTTATCAGTGCTCGGCACGTACCTAAGCGACCACACGCTTAGCTTGTTGTTCAACTTTGACTACAGCCAGTCAGGCGATGGATTGGGCGTAACTAAGGATATTCTGGCTGCCGATGGGTACTCATCTGGCGACCCGCTGCAGATAAGACACCACCACGGGAGAAAGTGTGAGTCTGTCATGATAACTATCAGCGACAACGAGCCCGGGACGG